GATGCCCCCCACCAGTTCAAATGCACCCTGATACGCCTCGACGAGCTTGTCGATGGCGTCAATCACCTCGTCGTAGAACTTGCCGAGTGCCTTATGCCGCGCGTACGCACCGACCCCATTGGTGGTCCAATGTTCGACATGCGCCACGTTGCGAGCATAAAACACTCGGCTGATAAGTTCTTCGATCATTAAGCGATCCGGATGATGGCCGTGGTGTTAGTGGCGGTCGGGAAGATGATGGTGAAGTCACCGTTCGTCGCCGTCTTGTCCGAACCAAAATCCAGCACCGCAACCGAGGCGTTCGTCAGCGCCGTGTTGGCGTTCGAGTTAGCCGAAGGCGTGGTGTTATAGATCAGCGCGCCGCGAGCCGTGATGGTCGCGTTAGCGAAGGTAAGGTCACCGAAGTCAACAAAGCCCGTACCCGTTTCCGAGTTCGTGTTGACCGCCGTCACACCGAGGTTGGTCAGTGAGCCGCCGCCAGCGGTGTAGTTGGTGCCCGACGACGAAACTTCGTTCGACGAGGTGTACGTCGTGGTGTTCGCATCAAGCGAAGCAGTGGACGAGTACAGCGCCAGCTTGAACGTGTCCGCGCCAGTGTCGCCCGTGGGGCGGAAGTCGTGCACAGCCAGCATAAGCTGAGCCTTGAAGCTGGTGCACATTGCCTGCGTAATAGCCAATGTAGGTCTCCTTAACTGTCTAAGATGGGGATGAACTCTGAGTGCCCGGCCTTGTGAAATTTGTTCACCAGAGTCACGTTATGGGACCGGACAGCCTCGTGCATGTAATAGACGAGCACTTGGCGGATGGAGTCCTTGAACGCCTCCGCTTGGTCCCTGATAGCCGGATGGGAGTTGCCCCCAACATAGATGATTTTGTCGAGAGCACGTTCAGCAATCTCTTCGGGCGTAAAGCCGCGACCCTGCGTGGTCATCACCATCACATCGCCGCCTAGCAGTGTTCCTACGGAGTCAATCATTTGTGTCCCTTCAGGTAGGCCACCGCGCCCTCCAAGCGAGATATATCATCTTTGAAATACCCAAGTCCAGAATTACAGCTTACGCACAACAGCCCACGTATGGCTCCTGTATCATGGCAGTGGTCAATTGAAAACCGTGTCCGCTTACCTCCGGGGTCAGTCGTACCGCAAATAGCACATTTACCAGACTGGGTTTCGTACATCTGCTCGTATTGCTCGGCGGTTACCCCAAGGGTTTTGCGGATATGCCACTTCCAGCCAGCTAGTTTACGTTTAGATGGCGCTTCGTCCTTGCGGCGCTGGATACGCGCGTCACGTTCCTCTACCGTTTCGTTTCGCGCTCGGGCTTTGTACGCCTTAAACTTTTCTGGGTTAGCTACGTAATACTCCCGCTGAGCTTCAGCCCTACAAGGCTTACACCGAGGATGATATTTGAGTTTTGGATGCGCATGGTAATTTGTAAGTGGCTGCTCCACCCCACACTTCGCGCACTTTTTGAGGGGAACCATCAACATACCTTACCTCACCGGCAGGCGGATTTGTTGGGTTCGGTACATGTCTTGGCGATTCTTCCCTTCGCCAAGCTGCTTGAGCATAGCCAATGCTTCGTCGTACCGCTTCTGGTATCCGGCGATTACATCAGCTTCACCCTTCATGAACGTATACGCTTCTAGCAGCGCGCCGTAAAGGAGCACGGACTCGAAGTTGTCGCCAAGCCACGACGTACCCGCCTCTGTGATGGACTGCGGGTAGTAGAAATAATGCAGCTCAAACTGGTAGTTCAGGTCTGGCGTGGGTCCGAGGATGTAGGAATCCACATCAAAGAACGCGTAATAGAGCGGCTTATCGGTATCGGTAGGCGACGGATAGGCAGCCCGGATATAGCTAACGTCCTTGTTCAGCAGATACTCGTAATCACCCGTGACCGGGTCAATCACCGCCAGAGAGAAGTTGGACAGCCAGTCCGAGGGGACCGAGAGATACTTGTTGCTCGCCGTGCAGTTGCCCGTCACGTTCTTGCGTAGGTCCAGAAGCTGGACCGTGTTGAAGATACGCTCTTCGGCGTTGACAATGAACGTATTAATTTGCTCAGTCGAAGTGAGTCCACCCGACCCCACCGTGTCCGGGAAGTCGTTTTCGGTGTAACCCTTAATGGTTTCGACAAGCTGAGCGTAGTTCATTAGCCAAGCTTCTTGCTGCTATGCGTACCTTTGGTAGCCGCACCGGTCCCGCGCGTCTTCACGGTCTGGGTGTTAGGTACGTTGTTCGGGTAGCCGCTGTTGCCCAGCGGGTTATGCGCTGGCTTGGGCTGATTGACGTTATCCATTTTTATCGACCTTTCCCATATCCTTGATCGGCTTCTTGCCGCTCTTCTGGTTCGCAACCTTAGCAAGGTTACGTCCGAGCTTCAGCATCTGGTCGTTAGTCTTACCACCCTTAGCCATATCAATTCTCCGTCGTCTGAATAGTCACGGTACCGACCTGACCACTGCCTGCCAATGTATCAGGAAGACCCCACAAACCCAAGGGATTTTGAAAACCCACAGGGTTCCACCCCCAGTGAATGATTCGGCTACCTTGCGAAGGGGTACCGAACGCGTCAGTATCCTCGGTCGGTTGTGTAACTGGCTGAGTGCGTAACCCCGTCAAACCGGCTTGCCGGTAGGTCGTATCGGGGCGCGGGTTGCGCAGCGCCTGTGGGTCATCCACCGGGTACATGCCAAGTTGAAGCTGCGGCTGATCCGGCTCCCAACAGGAGCGGCACACTAGGATGTTGACGTTCTTCGTCTTGATGACGAGCGACCTCAGTTCCTTCAGCTTGTAGCGAAAGCCACAGCGGTCACACTGCGAAATCGCGTATTTGCCAGAGGCGAACCGGTTAGGCACGTTACCCCCTTAGTAGAACATCTGACGCGGCGCGAGACGCAGCGGTGCTTTTTCGCGGTCTTCGTCTGCGGCCTGCTGCCACAACTCATCATACATGGCCTTGAGGCCGATGGACCGCTCCAGCGCACCGGGCAGTTTTAGCGACAGATGGTATGCCAAGCCAGCCACGAGGGGCGGCAGCATACGGAACGGGATGTCCTGCGTCGTTGTACCCGAACCTCCGTCCTGAAGACGGCGCAGTCGGAAGTACACGAAGGTATAGAAGTTGTTCTGGTCCGGGGCAGGCCACACGTTAATCGACGGATGATCGACACCCGTGGAGGGGTTGGTCCCTGCGGGTTGTCCACCCGCCGGATAGGTTGCGCCTGACTGGCGGTTGATCCACACCTGAATAGGCCGACCCTGCGCGTTCTTGTTGGGGATTGTGAGGTACGTATCGGCGCTGATACGGTTAATGTTGATGTCCGTCTGCGCCTGCCCAGTCTGCGTACGGATGACGTGGTCGAACAGGTCGATGGTATCCACGGGGAGCGGATATGTAATCTGCCCCTGCACCATCGGGATGGAGCCTTGCTCCAGCGTCCAGAGGTTGATACCTTTATTTGCCCACTCAATGGTCAGCAAGTTCAGGCTGCGCCGTGCCGTGCGAAAGTCATAGCCGGTCCGCATTTCCACGCCACAACGCTCGAACGCCTCTTCGAAGAGCTCGTTAAGGTTGAGGTTAAAGGATGTCGTACCGCTGGTGGTCATTTCTGTCTCCGCGCTGCCTGTACGCGCTTAGGCGCACCGGGAGGCTGCCCCAACCGCTTCTTCTGAGCGATACGCGTCTTCTTCTCCGTCGGAGTCATCTCCGATGACGTCTTGGGGGTCTTATCAGAAATACGCTTACTAGGTCTACAGTAAGGTGTGCCGCGCTTCTCACCCGGCTGTCGCCCGCAGGCTTTACCCGTACGGACGTCCTTCCAGTCCTCTTGGAACCAGCGCTTAAGCGAAGCGCCTTTCTCGGTTTTACGAACTGCCACCTTTGTTACCCCAGTTCTTGGCACCGACCTTGCGGCACTTAGAGATAGCCCCGGAGGCGTAGGCGGAAGGAAAGACTTTGTAGCGCGCCTTGACCTTGGAGTAGCACGCGTCCTTGGCGCTGCCACCTTCGGCCATGCGCTTCGCCTTAACCTTGCCGCCCTTGGCATAGACGGTGACCGAGTCGGGGTTATCCTTCCGACGAATAGTCTTCGCCTTTGGCATCTTGGACGCCATCATAGCGCCCATACCCCGACTGGCACGCATATCAGCAGCCCTTCATCTTTCCGCCCATGGCGTAGCCGCCCTTGGCCATCTTCGGCATCTTGGTGTCGGTCTTGCCCTTCTTGGCAATGCCATCGGCGCGCGACGAGACTGAGCCGCCCTTGGCGTACTTCTTCATCGCACGACCCATCGTGTCAGGCGACTTCTTGGTCATGGCACGACCGGCCTTATCGGCCATCTTCTTCATGCCCATCTTCTTGTCCTTCATCTCGAACTCCTTACCGACCTTAGAGGGAACGCCCACCTTCTTGGCGAACTTGGGGTTGTTGGCTACCGCCGCCATGAAGCTCTTCTGCTTGGGGGTTTTGCTAGGCATGATTCATCCTTTCTTCATGTCATCCAGTTTAGCTTCAAGGCGCTGGATACTTTTGTCGATGCGCTCTGCGAGCTTATCGAGCGTCTGGTTGACCTCCGCGCGAGTGACGTGGTCACGTGCCACTTCTTCCCGCGTTTTGTTGAGCAAGATACCCAAGCGGTCCAGTTCGTCGAACTTACCCTTAAGCATAAAGCCCATAACCCCGACGACCGCACTGAGGACGACGTTCCATATCATCATCTCCATGTCAGCACTTCCAAGCGCGCAAAGATTTGTTGATACGGCTATTAGGGTCGTTAGCAGTCTTGGATGACGTCAGCTTCTTCTTCATGCCCGACATACGGGCGCAGAATGACTTCTTGCGGCTACCGCCTTCAGGCTGCGGGGCCTTGAGCCCCGGCTTCCCCGGATTGGCTTTGTTGTAAGATGCACGCCCCTTGGCGTTCAGCCCGC